TCAGTCAGGTCGATGCAATCTTGAAATAGGCCATCTTTAAATTCTACTAAATTTTCGTTAGCTGTCATTTGCACAGCATCTACTAAGGTCACATCTCCTAGCAGGCTTATTGTCTGTGATAATTTCATATTATAACTCCTTTAGTGCAGACCACCGAGGTCCAACCGATACGTCCCAAGTTAATGGGACACTGGGCTCGCAGTCCCACCATTTTTTATAGTCAATCTCATCAAGCATGGTTCTGGCTTCGATAAGCTCTTCATCTGTCGTCGCCACTGGCACCTGATAATGCAGGCCATCATGCAGGTCAAACCAAAACTTGAACTTCGGGAAATATTTATGCATCTCCTGTATGGCCAAGTCTTTCATGTCAGCACCGGACCCTTGAATTGGGTGCATAATGGCTGAGCTTTGAGTGGACCAAGCGTTGAGCGTATCCCAGTAAATTAGCCTGAACCTGCGACCTGCTAGTGTTTCTGCATAACCCAAGTTCTTGCCTTTCTTAATTGCTGACTGCCAGTATTTTTTAATTCCCGGAAACGACGCAAAAAATGCATCCTGCCATGACTTGGCTTTGGCCCAATCCACATCCATACCGTACTGGACTCGGGCTTGGACTCTGAGTTTCTTAACGCCAATTCTGAAATTATTACTAAGCCCGGTGAACTTGCCTTGATATCTGTAACCGTGTTCGCCTGTGATAGCGAGGTTCCCTGCTGTCTTCCCTTTAATAAAATCTTCATAACTCATCCCCGAAATTTTTGCACCTGTCACCGAGTGGAAATCTTCGCCTCGGACAAATACACTCTTCATATTAATATCACCACTAGCATCAGCCATCAGTCTGGACTCCTGACCTGCAGCATCCCACTCAGCATGTTTATATCCCGGCTCTGGAATAATCAACGCTCTGAACGCTTTATTCCGTGGCCACTGGTGAAGCGCGACGCCTGTGTGAAATTTTCTACTTGTCTTACTGGTGTACGTCATTCTACCGGTGTACGTGCTGAAAATCTTAGGTGCCGGATGAACTGTATCACTCCCTAAATAGGTTCTAGCTTTAAGCGGCGACTGAATATACTTGGTTAATTGCGTGTTTAACATGCGCCACCGTAAAATCTCTGTGACTAACGGTGCGTCATCGGCCAAGTATGTAAGAGCGGCCTTGTCTGTAGATGGTGCATTCGTCTTCTCACTGAAACTTTTAGCTTTAAGGCCCCACTTATCAAATAACAGAACACCTAATTTTTGAGGACTTCTCAAAGTTTTTGATGGTGTCCACTTATGCAGAGCATTGGAACCTTGGAAATTATGAACACCAAGTCTAAATTCGATGTCCTCCATTTCACGAGTAACTTCTGGTATTAGATCATCAATCAAACTGAAATCCATTGGCACACCTTTCCACCATGATCTAGCCACAGGGACAATTCCTGCCATTGTAATCATTGCAGACTTCTGGCGACGTTCGTCAAGCTTATCCCAAATAATCTTACAAATTTTTGCTGTGACAACACAGTCTAGCTTAGCTCTGGTTTCCCAGTATTCGTCATTCTCGCCTGCATGGACCTCAGCTTCTTTCATCTTAATGAAGCCCTCAAGCCATGGCTCATCAGCGCAGAATCTTTTAGCGCCGTCGCCCAGACTCCATTTAGGGAACCTGTCATTTTTCTGTGAATTTTCTAGCCACTTCCAAAGCACCATCCCATCAATCCAGTTGATAGCGTTAACCTCATCATAGAGGTCGTACGCCACAAGCCAAGCAACGTCGAACACACCGTTCCATGTAACAATGGTTTTACCTGCTAGGCTCTTTAGAAGCGCCCGGTACTGCTGTGGCTTGGTGATAAGTATTGACTCACCTGTTGATTTTGAGACGCCGATACATGATATCTTAGCGGCTCCCTCATTGCACCGCCACGGTTGTAGTGCATATTCCTGAGGGAAGTCACCTATTGGCGCTGTCTCAATGTCTAGTGCTATTGGATTCTGTTGCATTTGTGTCACCATTTGCTGCGAGTTTAGGGTCGGCATGTCCTGCCGCCAGTTTTATACATCTTGATAATTCATCAGCCACGTCGCGGCGTTCTGAGGTATTCCACACATCGCCATTGCGAATGCACCTGACTCTCTGGCGCTGCTTTGATACGTCGCCGGTCGGTACTACTCCGGATTTTACTTTGTGGTTATCTAATGGAATGAAGAGCTGTGAGTACATGTGCTTTAAAATGCCGTCTTTGGGCTTTGTGGCCACGGTAGTACTTTGCTCGACATAATCCTTAAACACGGCGTAGCTGATAATTTCAGCAGCAAATAGGCCGTCTCTGTGCAGGATTGCATCTTCAATCTCAAGAGTAAGTTCAGATTTGCCACTGTCAATCATGTGACGCTTCGCTGCAGTAGCTTCTGGTACCGCTGCAAACTCAAAGTTGCTGAGGTCGTATTCCATGAAGTACTTCAGTAAATTCGGCATAGATAAAGCATTGTCTAGGAACCAACTGAATATTTCTCTGTAGTATTTTGGAGTCTTTTTGTTGTGTGGAACTTTATAAATCCAGAAGCGTCTGTCATATTCTTCTACTCTGGTTGCATGAGCATGGTTCGTGAAGATAAGAAAATTGGCATAAACCTTTGCCGTGTGCTCTTGCTGCCCTTTCCGGTTTATCTCAATGGTAGGCTCAGAGATATATGACTTGATTTTATCCTCAGGATTATATCGACTGTTAACTCTCATCTCATCCACAAGTATTAACGTGGACCCTGACATATAAGGGTTGAATTGTGATTCTAGTCTATCAGGTAAAATAACAGTTGAATTCTGAGCGCCAACTAATTGTGCAAGTACTTGGTATATGAAGCCTTTACCAACACCCTGCGTGGATATGATCAGCGGAGCCCATGGAATTCTAACCTCAGGCTTTTGCACTGTCATCGCCATCCAATCCATGAACACTTTAAAATCTTTCTTCAGTGGGAACATGTATTTAATATGGTCAGTGAATACTTTAATTAACTCCATATCCACCTTATCAGATGGTACTACCTCAGTAGGTGAGTAAATATTCCAGAACTCTTCTGAGCCCTCTTGAATTATTTTTTGCTCGCTCGGGTAGTAAATGGTGTCGCGAAAATCTTTCCGGTCGGCATGCTGAAACCACTTGTCGAAAAGTTTCTGCGGCCTATTTTTACCCGGGATGAGAATATTCGCTGTTGCGTTCTTAAAATCCGCGAGTGAGTATTCTGAATGGCGTCCTGAGGAGTGCGTGTCGATGACTCTGGAGCCCTGTTTAATATATCTGAATCGCTCAATGAATGTGCCAAGAGAATGCTTCTCCTTTTTAATCGGTGGCTTGGGTACGCCGGTGGTATTGATAGGTGCTTCATTGTCAGGTGTTGGTGCCGGTGGTATGGCGTCAGTCTCAAGCATTGCTTCAGTCTCGGCGTCACGCTCAGCCTCCCATTTATGTGCTGCACCCCAGACTTCTAGCTCAAGGCGTTTCTCGTCCAGTGGTGGACTAATTATCTCACGGTTGAACTTCTGCCCCAGTGCGATAGCTTCAACAGCACTGAAGCCAATTGCTATCTGGTGGCCAATGAACTTAATCATTGCGTTAGTGCGTCCGCCTTTCGCCACAGTATCAGGTGTTTTGTAACCATCGCCTATATCCAAGCCAAAGCAGTCAGTATCTGAGCTTTCTTTGAATTCTTTTGCTGATGGTAGTTTAGGTGCTGACAGTGTGGTGGCTTTCTTCGCACAATCTAAAAGCTCATTTGTCTCATAGATGTACTGGTCGTCTGATATCCGAGAGGTTACCATTTGAGGGTCGTTTTTCTGGTGCATAAACCCGGGAAGTCTCATCACCCTGTCTAAATTTTTTATCGCCACATCTGTGTTAAATTTCACAGCTAGTGCGGTCTGGGCTGCAGCAAATTCATCAAGGCTGCAATCTTTCACACGCCAATAAAGATGGAATTTATTTTTACTGGAATTTGTGAGGATGTTCGGCATTGGCATATGCTTCTTAATCGCTGACAGTGAGGCCATTGCAGTAGATGGTTCATCAAGGTCCACAAATAACGCTCGGACCCTGCTGATGTACTTCTTACCACGTTTCTCGCCATCATTAACTTGCACATAAATGCCGGCGCCAAATTCATTCTGAGCGGTCAAAGCTTTCTTCAGTTTTGCAAAGGTGCCAGTGAACTGGCGCGGCTTTAAATCAACGTCTGAATTCTTATTATCTATGAACGTCTGGAACACGTACGTCGCATTGACGCCGTCAAGGGCCTCCAGAAAGGCTTCTGTTGCTTTAAAATCTGCCATGTTGTTACAGTTTTTCTAGTGCTGTAAGAGAGTCTTCAACAAAACTGCGAAGTAATCTAGACCGAGTAATTTTAGGCTGTCGCTGCTGTGATACGTGCAGAACATGTTCTAGTCGGTTGAATAATTCAGTGGGCAAAGTAAATGAAACCATTGTACTTTCTGGCTCCGTTTGATTTAGAAGTGCTTGGGTTGCGCTCATGTTGTCACCTATATAATTAATTAGGCTCCAATTCTAGCATTTAAAAGGATGGATTTACAACCTGTTTTAAGTACAAAGTTATCAACAAAGTTATTCACAATCCGCATAATAATCGGATATAGGACGGTAATAGACCTTACTGGACGACCTAGCAGCTACATAAAAATCTACATAAAAATCATCTGCTTCAATAAAACACCAAATTTTGTAGCTATTTGGGTTATAAATATAGATTGTAGGTGTGCCTTTTGATGTGGTGCTCTCATGCACGTCGAACTTTGCGGAGGCTACTACTATGGCCATTAATCCTAAAAGGATCGCAATAGCAAAGATTTTAATCAGTCGACAGACCAAGGAGCTTTGTGCGTTTCTCATCTAATTTCACCTGTTGTTTGACAAGCATGGCGTACGTACGTTTCTGCTTAGGTGTGAAATTATCAGGTCCGATTTTTTCATATTCATCAAGTGAGTATGTAACCTGCCAATCACGCAGTTCTATGTACATAATTTGAAGTTCGGAGCGTGTCACAAAGGTCTCTTGAACCCAGTTCACCCCAATGAATGCACTGCCGATTAAAGACACGCCAGAGATGGCGGACGCAGTTGCTGTTTTTAGTGTTAATAGTGGCATGAAAAATAGTGTACACTACTGGATATTAATTGTTCAAGGGGGATTTATTATGGATATTAGAATGGTTTTAAAACTTCGAGACACTGACGTGCATGGCTCTGGGTCCTTTGGAGCGCCTAGAGGTAGCAGAACTCACAAGGGCGACGACTATGCATGTCCTGTAGGCTCATCAATTCTGGCGCCTATTAACGGCAAGGTCACCAAGATTGGCTACCCATACGGCGATGATTTGTCGTTTCGATATGTTGAGATTACAGTTTCAGAGCTGCGCTACAGAGTTTTTTACGTTGAGCCAATTGTTGAAGTTGGCGATATTGTCACACGGCAAGATGTTATCGGCCACTCGCAAAAGCTTGGCGACCGGTACAATGGAATAACTGAGCATGTTCATTTCGAAATACTTCGACCTGATGGCTCACCAATTAATCCTAAGGGGATGTAATGGATTTTTCAGAAGCGTTGAATTTAGTAAAAGAGGGCTCTAAAGTAGCTCGGGCAGGTTGGAACGGCAAAGGGATGTTTATATTCTTAGTCGAGGGCTCGACGTTTGAAGTGAGCCGACCACCTCTTTTAGGGATTTATCAGGAGGGTGTTAAGATTAATTATCAACCTCACATTGATATGAGAACAGCAACTGGCAGCATTGTGCCGTGGCTTTGCAGCCAGAGCGATATGCTTGCAAATGATTGGGAGATAGTAGAATGAGTTGGTTAGCAAATTTATTTAGTGGTGGTTTAGTCAAGTCGGTCGAGAATATAGCGTCCGAGTGGATTGAAACTGATATGGAGTCTGCAGAGGCCAAGGTCCTAATGGTTAAAACCCTAGACCCCAATGGCTTGATGCGACGTGACCTGTCAAATAGAGTTACCAATTTGTACACCTTGTACATTGGAGTAACCTTAATACTTTTAATCTGCGAAAGTTTTGGCATTGGAGATCCTACAGCGATTGCAATTGCCACTTCAAAAGCATCTGAATTATTCTTACCTATTACAACTTTGTTCGGCGTGATTGTCAGCGCGAGCTTTGGTGTAAATTTAGCCAATACTGCAAAAGGAGCTTAAGATGGCGTTTCGTTCACCATGGAAAAATAAAACGAGTATCGCAATTGCGTTATTTATTTGCTTATTAATCTGGATGTTTTATCAGGAAGCGCAGGCCGAAACCAGTGTTGAAATAACTGGTGGCGGTGTGACTTGGATTGGCGGCGAGCGGTATCAATCTGAGACATTGACGTTCAATGAAACATTTGATGATCGCAAGTATCAATTAGGTATTTTGCTGCAGTTCAGGTTGGATTGTATCGAGGGCAATTACTGCGAGCGAGGTGAGTCAAATTCAAACCAAGCTATTTACCTGCAGAGGTTGGCCCATTACAAGAAGTTTGAAATTGGTTTTGGCATGTCGTATTGGCACAATGAGTCAATAGCATGGAATTCTCACACGCCATATGTGCTCAGCCTTGGGTGGAATTTCACCGATACCATTGCTTTAAATTATAAACACTTCAGCACAGGCGGAGCATCCACCAATAATGGCGGCATGGACTACGTTTCTTTTAGGTACAGTTTCTAAATTTCAGGCATAAAAAAGCCCACCTGTTGATGAGTGGGCTTTGCTATAACTGTTTATAATTTTTTCGTCTCGTTTTATCCTAACTCACACGGTCAAAATTACTATTCTGCTTTACAGCTTCGTTTCTAATTTTAAACATGTAATTAGCATCAAAGTTTAGTGTCGTCACGGTCACGGTTAAATTTAACCTCATCGGACTCATGAATTTCATGCTTGGAATGAATTCGGTGTTACTCTCTGTCCCATAAGCAGGCAGCGTTGGAGTGTCTGTAGTCAGAGTCATAAATGGGGTAAGAGTCAATACGGTATCCGCACTGTACGCCATTCCTGAAGCTGTAACTACTTCGCTAGAACTAGCTGAAGCTGTTAATGAGATTGAGAATAACAAAATAGTAGCAACGAGTAATGAAAATCGCTTTTTCCACATAGTTATTTCTCCGGTTTAGTTTAAGTTTAATCCCTTTTGGGTATTCTACTATGCCAGAGTTTAAATACTTTTACAACAAGCACAAAAAAGCCCCAAGGTTTTAACACCTCAGGGCTTAGTTTAATAGTCGTCGGATATTGCCAGTGGGACACTAATCTCAGTGGCTCTACCTGACTGCTTAAATACTTTAACCGCCTCCTGATGTGACTTCTTAGCGTGATACGTTGCACACTTAACATCATGGTCAGTGAACGTACCTTTGTGTAGGCTCAGTATCTTAGGTGGGCTGCGATTAGCCTCGACGACCGCTGTCACTGTTTGACTGTGCAGATGGCTCTCGATTATCTCAATCACAAAGCACCTCCCTGCCCACAAACTCAATCTCTGGGAATTCAGTGCGAAAGTATTCAAGGTCCTCAGTGCCGAGCGAGTGTGACTTCACCGGCGTGGTTACTAGGCTTTGCAGTTTTGGGTCTCGACGTGCTACCCACTGCCATCCTAGTTTTTTCGTATTAACTGCTAACATTTTCATGCTTTATCTCCTAAAGTTGGACAGTCTCATCAGAGCCAGTATGTCCAAACTGACTGACGGCCTTGCGACCGTTTCGACTAAAAGTGCTCTAACCTAGCTGTCCGTATACAGAGCCTCTGACACCAGTCAGGACGACTTCCTAGCTACGACGCGTAGGCCACCAAATTAGAGCATACAGGAATCGAACCTGTCGAACTTATGGAAACACAGAATTGTAAACTGTGTCGCTGAGCGCCTCTTTAGCACGTTCAGTGCGCCAATATAAATTGGTCCACCGTGTTAGTAACTTCCGGTCCAGAGTATGCGTCAGTGACTCATGTGAGCCGCCCATTGGATATGTCAGGCTGCCCATTCCACTGATGCCGACGTTGGCCTTTGAAAGTCTAGTTTTATCATGTTTGACAACCATAATAACTATATCATAATTAAAGTTATCTTGGTCAGTGTCGACCTGCTTTAAATATTGGTTCAACGCTTCACTAAGATACCGGCCGCCGCCCCACGAATTATTTGCAAGGACAACGTAATATTTATACAGTATTTTTTCTTCGGTCATTTCTTATCTCCTAAGTTTCTGATGGTCTCATCAGCACTGGCACTACCAGTGGACGCCTTGCGGCGTTTCGACCTGTTGCTATGCTGCTTCAGCGTATCGACCCCATGCACGGTTGCCCATGCCCAGTATCTTGCCGCCAATTTCTTCAAGCTCGCTTGCTCTATCATAACTGACAGAATCAGCGTTATTCGCCTGCTCAGTCACAGCGTTAGCCATGCCCCAGAGTGAATAATCTTGGTCCTTGATAAATGACTCAAGAACACCTGAACGCTCAGACTCTTTGATGCCCAGTTCCTGCGCGATAGCCTCGACCGCCGCCTCTGGATTTTCTACCAGTGCTGTGTCCTTGGTTGCGCGTAGTTGGTCACCCATTCTCTGACTAAACTCAGGGGACGCGATAGCTTTTAAAATGTCGGTGGTTTGACCAATTAATAACTTGTCCTCTGCAGCTCGTGTCTCATCTGAAACAATACTAAAGTCAGTACCCTCAATCAGGCGTCCGCCAAGATGTGAGCGACTAAAATCAAGAGCGTTGTCGATATTGCCAAAAGTACAGCCATTGGTGCAGAAGTCGCGGTAGAAGAAAGATTGTATCTTCAGTGCGCCTTGACCAATTTCGCTATTGGACAGTACAAAAGCAGGGTGGATAATATCCGGTGTGCCTCTGGCTGTTGTCCCAATGCATTGCTGCAAGCTTTCATCTGGAAACAATACTTTAAGGTAGAGTTTCTTATCAGTAACATTTGAACTTAATAACGTAGTCTCAATGTCACCGTTGATGATAGTTGGCAATGTATGCTCAAGAATTATATCGTTATCTAGGCGGCGGTAAGAGCTTGATAAAAAGGCTCTTAACTGCCCATCTAAAGTACGAAGCATTCTGTCTTGTGGCTCTCTTCTGAACAGCTCATTAACCTGCATTAAAATCAGGTCCGGATGATCAGCTAAAAGGCGCAAGTAATACTTCACTGGAATTTTAAGTCTTGAGGCAATTTGCTTATGAGCCAGTTCAGAGATGCCAAAGGTCTCACCAAAGCCTGAACCATTGTTCAAACTAAGGATAATCCCTGACTCACTCTCAACCATTTCAATCGCAGACTCAGTACTTGTCAGAAAATCTTTCTTAGTATTTTTCTGGTCAATTACAGTATTTAATAATGTCTCTAAATTCATTGCGTTTTGCATAATTTTATCTCCTAAAAGTTGCGTGTCGCCGCCGCGTTGAAGTAAACACTTCTGAATACCCACTCCTTAAAGTGGGCATGGTAGAAAAGTTTAACTATTATTAAAGTGCAGCTTTTAAAGTTTCGATATAATCCTCAGCTTCGGTATCTGTATCGAAAAAAGGTGTGCCTGAGGTTGCAAAATTTATCATCTCAAGCCCACACCCATGTTGGTACGTCAGGTCGCCTATATAGTTATTAATGAACTTGGTCTGGCGTTCAAGCTTGGCCTTTAGGATACCTATTTCACTGGTCTCGTTTGTCATTTTCTTAATCTCCTTAAGTTTTTGAAGTAAACACTTCTGCATAGGTACTCATAATACCCATGGTAGAAAAGTTTAAAACAGTTCAACATGTAAAAATCCAGATGTTCGCCAAGTTTTACGCAAAGTGCAGTAGAACTGAGCGAAGTTACTTGGACCTCTACGGTACAGAATGCTATTCCTAAGCCGCATCCCATGCACCTGTGCGTAATTCTCAGCATTCTCACACTCGCCATCATCATGAAATTGACGTAGGAGCGTGATACTGAACTTACTTTGCTTGAGTGTAGGCTTGCGAGGGCTTTTCACAGTCCGGTGAGGCCTCGCCTTTTCGAACTTGTCAGCTACCGCCAGTATGGCCTGCTGCGTTGGCTTGCAGCGAATCACCACACCACCAACTCTAACCACGAACCTGTGTTTAAGCTGCCAGTATGGCTCAGTCGCGTATGCCAGACCTCGCAGATGTTCTGCTATCTGTCGGTTGCTCATGATCATAATGACTTCTCGCTTCTCAAATGCAGTGGACCGTGTGTCTGGTACACCACGCCGCCAGTAAGCTCAATGCGATAGATATGGCCATTGATATCCTCAAGGGCCTCACACACTTTGCTGCTTTGCTCTGCGTCGCGTTGAACATCTTCAAGCCATGCGATAGCGTCATACTCTTCATCAAATAACTTGGTCGCACGAACTATATGTACGTTCTGGATATACTTATTTATGATAAATAATACCATTGTCTTTATCTCCTAAAGTAGCTTGTCTCATCAGTACACTGATAGCTAGTCAGTGCAGACAACACCCTCCGAATAGATGTTGTTTCGACTTGTTTATTTATGATGCCGATATAGCCCTTAAAAGCTGCGGCAAGACACTGCTATATTCGTGGCAACGCGCCATCATACTGCTCGAGAGCTGCGGTGATTTGCTTGCACATATTAACTGCGCCCTCATTGCGACCGTCAGCATAAGCAAGCTCGCCGTAGCCAGTAATAACACCTGTCATCACACGCCAAAAATCCTGCTGCAACGTGCGGTGTTGACCAGTGATATTGCTAATTAAAATGTCAGCCAAATTATCTTGGTTGCTGTAGCAATTAAGCTCGTTGAATATGGTGTCAAGTGCAGCACCAATGTTCTTGCGAGTCTTTGCAGCTTGGCGGCTGCGTTCTAAATCAAAGCCTTGTAATTTGATTTTAGCCATAATTTTATCTCCTAAAATTGGGTAGTCTCATCAGCACCACCATACCCAAGGTGATGGACGTCTCGCGACGTTTCGACTATTTTTTATGTGCTGACAATTTCAACACTGTGCGCTCGGACCAAGTAGTGTTACCTGCAATTTTCTGCTTGCTTGGCTCAAATGACTTGGCAATTTTCTGCCAGTCAACACGCTTGACTTCAGACGTGGTAACCGTGGTGCGATATAGGTCACCCTCTTGCACTCCGTCACCTTGCAATTTAATCATATGCTCGATGCCTTTGGCGATGTCTGCAAGTTCTTTCATCTCAGCTCTAACCTGTCCTAATTCATCAGGAAGTTTAGCCGCGTCGAATAAGCGAATATTTTGCTCTTTCATAATTTTATCTCCTAAAATATTGCTGATGGTCTCATCAGTGCTAGAGTAACTAGCAGACGTCTCGCGACGTTTCGACCTGTTTAAACTGTTGAAGTATCGCCTGTACTGTCTACTTCAATGTAAGATATCGTGCTGTCAGAGTGGCAAATTGTGATGTGTAGATATCCATCTTTTACAAAAGCGTTATTGACGACATCGCCGTCTTGCTGAGCCTCTTCAAGAATTACACCAAACGCAATGAATTGTTGAATTGTAGCTACCTCACCTATTAAGTATTGTTTGCTCATAATTTTATCTCCTAAAATTTGCTGATGGTCTCATCAGTACTGGCTTCACCAGTAGACGCCCCTGAGGACGTTTCGACCTTGTTTTACTTATAAAATGATATGCACTCTGGATTTTCCCATTCCCAGTATCCGCCTCGCTTAGCCGCATATTGCTCCAAGCTTTTGCAGATATGAGGAATGCCGTTACGACCCTCGCCGTAGTAATCAATGGCTTCATAGTCAGCACATCTCAGGACGCCATCACGTTCAAATAATTCAATAGGACGCTTAACTAATTTTGAGTAGTCTTTATCACGAAAAACGTGCTTCATAATTGTTGGTATAATCATAATTTTATCTCCTAAAATTTGCTGATGGTCTCATCAGTGACAGAGTAACTGCCAGACGCCTTGCGGCGTTTCGACCTTACGAGTTAAGCCACTCGTCAAAGCTTTTTGAGCCGCCACAGCTCACATAAATATCGTAGCGTGATTGTAATGTTTCCATGTTGTTCTCCTAGTGGTTGACGTACTGGCCGCCTGAGTTAAACAGCTCAGGATAAACCTCACGGTCCGGAGCGTCTTCAACCTGTCTGGCTGTGATGCATAACCGGCGATAGCCAAGTCCTTTCCAACTGGCTTTCTCAGCTTGAAGCTCGTAAATCGCCTCGCCCTTATTGTAAGAGCCAAACAGTATTTCAAGCTCGTCATAATCAGAGTTGGTAAACGCCGATACTTCAAAGTATGAATAGCTCATTATGCCACCTCGTAAAAGTTATCAGTGGTTAAGCCAATCAAGCCAAGTAACGCCTCAAGCGCCATTGTGAATAGTAAAATGTCAAATGCTAACATGTCTTTATCTCCTAAAGTATTGATAGCGGTTGCTATCTTGAAAGGCTCAAACACCGGCTGTACCACACAGAGTTAATGGTATCGAAGCCTTTCAAGATAACCACGAGCACCACGTGGCTGAAAGCCATGTTGTGATGCCAGTGAGTATCAATTAGGAGGAGATATTGCGAATTGTTAAGGAGCAGTTGCTCTTCAAGAAAATGTCGTACCATCTACATGACTCGTCAAGGCCTCTCAACTTCCATAACCTGCGGACAGGTGGGTGGTTGGTCTAGCGATAAGATGGAGCGACAAATTGTTAAAGAGCGGACGGCGCGGTGGCCAGACTCGAAATATATAGAGGGGAAAATGACCTGTCAAGTTTTATTTAAGTAAATAGTTATTTAATTTCATAAGTAGATTGTACTTAAATGAGCCAAGAGCTGTTGGCCATTGACTTACAGCGTGTTTTTAGCTGTTGGCACGTCTGTTGGCCATTTTAAGATTATGTTGCGGTGCGTCATGACTTAAACGACATTGTGTGTCGCTATTTTATAGGTGGGTGTTTTTGGACTGTTGTTTTGAGGTTAGAGCTTGAACGGGTCTGGAGGCCACGTGGATACTGGGCTGTAGAGGATGTTGGGCGATAATCTGGGATTTTGGTTCAAGGTCGGTTCAAGGTCGGTTCAAGGTCACTGTACACGCTGAGACGCTGATGCCCCGTGGCTTTGGGCTTGGTTCGCTGTCCATTGTTCAAGGTATTTACTATTTTATGATATTAATATTATATATATAGCTAAGAGATAGAGAAGAAGAGGGATAGAGAGGTAGAGAGAAGTAGGGGAAAAGTAAATATATGGCAATTTAGGGGAAATTTTTTCGTTTTGCTGTACACCGATGCTCTACAGGCCACGCCGTTACTGGGCTGTAGGCCGGTTCAAGGTCAATTTACACTCAGGCGACAGATGCTCTACAGGCCACGGCACATAAGGGCTGCAGACCGGTTCAAGCTACTGTTCCGACCTTGAACCGACCTTGAACATTTGTGCATGACCTTGAACATTTCTGGTTAAAAAACGTACAGTTGAGCTGTTGGCCATTCTGTTGGCCTAAATATAGCTGTTGGCACACCAACAAAATCCGCGAAACCCTGTGCCAAGAGCTGTTGGCCACCACGCTGTTGGCTGTTGGCACGGCGAGGCCAAGAGCTGTTGGCATTTTCGTATCCGTGTTGGCTGTTGGCCCACTTCGAGCCGAGCTGTTAGCCTACCATGCCACGAGGCCACACTGTTTGATGTATGTATGCTGCTATTTATACTGTGCTGTGTAGCGTGGAGGCCCTGCATTCATTGCCCTGTAGACGAAAGAGACTCCTTTTTTCGGTTTGAATTTGAGAATTTCCGCTCTCAGTTTGCGATTCCGCGCCTCGGGGCTTGGCGTTTTTATATATATAGGGACAATCTCTGCGTTCCCAGAACAAAAAATAAAATTTTCCAAAACCGGAAAACGCAGGTCCAAGCGTCCCACATACTTTTCCGCATTGTTCTGTAGTTTCAGAGAATCCGCATACTTATCAGCATGGATACTTACTTGCCAAGCCACGGCACTTCTGGTAAATTACAATTCAAATTGTTAATAACCTAAGGTGACACTCATGGCTCAATCATTAAAATCCGCTATTGTGGAAAATCAAAGACTCCAAGCTCAGATAAACTTACTCAAAAATGCTTCAATCGCTCTTCGTAAAGATATTGAGGATTGCATTGATGAGATTAGTGGCGACATGCCAGACGGCTCTAATATCTCCGAACGAGTATGGAATGAATTCAAAGCATGCATCGAGGCGACGCCTGAGTATTCTACCAAGGCAATTGCGGTAGCTGCTGCTGAGGATTTTGCGCGGTGGCAGGCTGAGAACATGCGCGGTATATTTGGAAGTTTTATGGCCGGGATTGAGCGAGTTGAAGCTGAGGCTGCCAATAAAACGCAGCATAATCCAGATGCGTCGCCGGGCAATCCTAATGGAGATAAACTCAATTGAAAGACTCAACCGATTTGCTTCTAGATGAGCGCGAGGCGACGTACGGCAAGTATGGTGACCAAGCGACCTGCGCTCAGAATTTAAAACGTGCGATGCGAGCGCATCCTAAGTATGAATTATTGTCGCCGGTGATGAAAGAATCACTTGAGATGGTGCAACATAAGATTGCCAGAATTTTAAATGGAGACCCGGCGTATGTGGATAACTGGGTGGACATTATTGGCTACGTCAAGTTGGTGCTTCGAGACTTGGAGACGCCGGACCCTGAAGTTTTTAACGCAAAACGGATGGATTTAGGTGGCATCGAGAGCGATCGCCGGCGTGAGGAGTCGATAAGCGAGATGCTTCGCAAGAATGGTTTAGATATTAAGAACCCTGCAGACGGTGGAGACAGTGTTCTTTGAAGCGCATCGATGAGGGCAATAAGCATTATCATGAACGTATCGAGGTGTACATTGACCCGGAGATGTGTGGGATTAATGAGGCGTTTTGGCCGGTAAAGCAAGACTTTACTGACTGTTACGCCGAGCTGACGTATGTCCAAAAAGAGATTATCACCGCAGCAGTTAAGTCGAGGACAGTGGGGGAGCTGACCGCAGAGACTGGGATTACTGTGAGTGCGATCATCCACAAACTTCGAACTGAGCCTGTCCTTGGGAAGATAATTATCATCGCTAGAATGTGCCAGTTGACTACTGATACGGCGCGTTCGATGTACTTGGACGGGCTGATTGATGCATTTAATTCAAGAAAACTCTTTTTTGAAGAAGTGCAAAAGGTTATCATTACTGACAGGGACCACCTCAATGAACTTGCAAGCCAATTGACAGTGGACGGTGACGGGAAACGCGGAATTTTGAAGCGGATAGTCGCCTATGGCATGCAAGTTAAGAAAGTTGAAGACGCCCAGATTTGTCATGAGACTGGCCTTGAATTGGCACCTATGGTGGTGGCTTTGGCGGACCCGAGAATGGCATTCAATGCCTTGCAAGAACTCAATCGAATGGACCACGAATATGGTCAGGATGATAAAGCTACATCGAGCGTTGAGGCGCAGGCAGATAGAATCCGGAGACTTAGAGGAACAATGGACACGGCAGCCCAGAAACAAGCTAAAGTAGTGGGCGCAGTTGCTAAAACAGTAGCAGACAGGGAATTAAGGTTAATCAATGATTCAAGTGCAGAGGGTGCCTCATAAATGGAAGTTCATAGTGATAATGCGAATACCGCGTTGGGTGTGGACGCTAACCAGACTGATATTGATAATTTCTGTTATCAATGTATGGTGGATTATGAGTATTTCGCTCATACTTGCCTAAAGATTAAAACCAAGACCGCAGGGTTGCAGCCTCTGATATTCAACAGGGCTCAGAAGTATCTGAACGACGTCTGTAATGAGATGGAAGCAAAGTATGGAAAAGTCAGATGTGTTGTTGTTAAGGGACGTCAGCAGGGCCTGTCAACGTGGATTGAGGGGCGTGGATACTGGAAAACCATACATAATCCCGGAACTAAAGCCTTTATCCTTACCCATGAAGCGGAGGCTACGAAGAATCTTTTCAACATGGCCAAGCGATATCACGAGCATTGTCCGGCAGAACTCAAACCTATTACTAAAAAATCAAACTCATCGGAGCTAATATTTAATGAACTCGACTCAGAATATGCCGTTGGAACAGCAAAAACAGGTGACACAGGCAGGTCACAAACCATTCAGTTTTTTCACGGAAGCGAGGTTGCCTACTGGCGAGCCGCAAAGGAAATCTCGGACGGTGCAATGGAAGGGATACCAGAAGAGCCCGGTACTGAGAGCTACCTAGAATCTACTGCTGCAGGATTTGGCGGTTACTTTCATTCAATGTGGCAGAACGCATGCTACATCGGAGAAGAGCCCCACGCAAACTGGAACGGATACGTAAAGGTTTTCATACCTTGGTTTTGGGAAGAAAAATATACTGAGCCGGTACCATTAGGTTTCGAGCTCACAGAAGACGAGCTTAAAATTAAAGAGCTTCACAGTTTATCCATGGGCCAGATGTCATGGAGACGTAGAAAAATTGCACAGAAAGAGGGTAATATTCCTCAGTTTATGCGCGAGTATCCATCAACACCAGAGGATGCTTTCAACAGTTCAGTGAACAATGTACTAATCAACGCAGAATTAGTAGTTGTTGCAAGAAAACGATTCCAATTAGATTATTATGTCCCTGCAGGGCCAGTGGTTCTGGGAGTGGATGTGGCTCGTGAGGGTGACGATTCAACGGCTTTTGCCATACGTCAAGGCAGATGTTTACTATGGTACAAGCGATTTAACCATTTAGATGCGATGGAGGTTTGTTCTCGTGTGATTCATGCGATGAGACAGCACCGGGTTGATTATGTCGGTATTGATATGACAGGTGGTTACGGCGCAGGTGTTTATGACAGACTCGTTGAGCTAGGCTACGGCCAAAAAATTACAGGTGTGGGATTTGCTGAGCGAGCGATCGACGACGAGCGATATAAAAATAAACGTGCAGAGATTTGGCATACGATGAAGCAGTGGTTGGAGATGGGCTGTCAAATGCCTGACAAAGATGAGCTTCAGCAGGACCTATGTTCAGTGACATATAAGTTTGATTCGACCGGAGAACGTCTGCAGCTTGAGAGTAAAGCTGAGATGAAAAAACGTGGCATCAAATCACCGGATTTAGGGGACGCGATTGCTCTGACGTTCTTCAGACCATCAATAACGCTTGACGGTGTTGGCGGCGGTGATTCATTTGAACCTGTTGGATACTACGACTAATAGCATGGACTTTCACGCTATTTGGACATATACTCGGCTAAATCCTTAGGAGGTCATGACGATGGCGAATCCAATATCAAAGCCTGTGCGATTCAAGCAGGTAAATGCTAAGACACTTATCAATCAACTTGTAGGCCGAGAGCCTGCATATCCAGTATATCGCATGGGCTCAGCTACAAAATATGAGCGTCCGGGCGTTCCGGGAAGACCTTACAGATGGATTTAAACTCAGAGCTAGACGCGCATCACTGGCGCAAGGACCAAGAATTTAAAGACCAAGATATCTTCTGGTCCACTCGCATTGGCCATGAACTCGTAAGAGCTTACCCGGGGCATGGATGGGAAGTTGTTGTGGATATTAAGAACGGCGTGTGTAATATTTTCAACCGCCACATGTCCCCAACAATTGGCTATCGGTGGAAGTTAAAAGAAATTGAACTTGCTACGTTAACACCAGACATTGTACGTATCGGCGGTGAAATTCTAGAGCGTTTCGGTTTATCCCGAGAAACTTTTGAATCTGATAAAGTACTTACCATCCAACGAGAATCCAAAGGACGCGCAAAGGCTGACCTATCATGACTAAAACAAATCCGACCGACACTGATTACCCTCTAGATACTATGACTGAGGGCGCGACCGTTGAAGAATTTGATGCTCCGGAAGACAATACCGACCAGATGTGGTTGGACCTTGCAGCAAGTAATTTCAATACTGCCAAGTCATACCAAGATGCAGCACTAACCACTCAGTGGGAACGTAATGCAGACCATTTTAATAGTCGTCACTATCGCCGCAGTGTATATAATTCCAAGCAATTCCGTGGCAGAAGCCGATTATTCAGACCATTAACTCGAGCGGCAGAACGCTCAGCCTCAGCACAATTTGCAGGCGCGATGTTCTCTAATATGGACCTTGTTGATGTACAACCAGTCAATCAGAACGACCCAATGCAGGTAGCTTCGGCTCATGTGATGAAGTCGATTCTGCAGTATCGTCTGACTAAATCTATCAAATGGTACCTAACTTGCATGG